CGCTCACCTGGTGAGGCCATGAAAGCGACCCGCTGGCTATCAGGGCCACCAGTCCCCGGCACCACGAACGAGCCGCCGCGCTGGAAGGCGATAAGTCCTTCTTCCGCCAGCACCGCATGACGCAGCGCATCGAGATTCGATACCGTTGCCGCTATGTCGATACCTCTGGTTGCCAGCGCCCGCGCCAGCCGTTCGGCTTCATCCAACCCACCTCGCGCCTCATGTGCAAACCGCCCGAACCCCGACACACCAGTACCAAATCCCGGCTCCCCCAGCCTGGGGCCAACAGCGGGGACTGAGGGCGGCGTAGGGGTGGTTGGTGGCGCAGGGGTGGTTGGTGGCGTGGGAGTTGCCAGCGCGTCCGTCATCTGCTCCATGAGGATGAGTTGCTGCTGGAGGTTCGCGAGACTGGCCTTGCCGCGATCCTCTGCGAGCGCCGCCATCAACTTCTCGTACTCGATGCCCTTGTTGAACTGCTCCAGTTCGAGCTTCGCGAAATCGAGCGCCTTCTGACGGCTTGCCTGCTCAACACTAAGCCGCTTCTCGACCGCCGTCAGCTTCTCGGCGGCGGCGTTCAGGTCTTGACGCCGGGACGCGGTGATGTCGGAAATCTTCAACCGGGCGAGATGCTGCTGGAGACTGATCCGCTCGCGGGCCGATAGCTCTTCGTCCTCGACCAGATTCTTACTGATCTCGGCCATGTCGAGCGCCCTGCCCTTCGCGTTCAGGCTTCTGAGTTCGTCGCTCAGGGGCCTGACGGCGTCAGCGATCTCGTTCTCGATGTCGAGCAGTTCTCGCCGGGCAGCGACGACCTGCTGGGAGAGGGAGAAGTCCTCACTGCGAGCTTCGTTCACGCGGCGCTGGGCGGCCTGAACTCGGAGGTAGATCGGCTCCCACCGCTGGAAGCGGGCTTGTGCCTGAATGATGGCTGCGGCTAGCTGTTCTTCCTCCAGCCGCAGGCGTTCTAGTTCGTCCGTGGCATCCGCTACGGATCGCCCGTAATTCCCTGTTGCGCGCTCGGCCTGTACGAGTTTCGTCGTAACGTCCTCCACTGCGTCTTCCGCTTGTCGCATTCCTTGCTCCCAGATTTCCGTCGGCGAGGTGCCGATCTGTATCGTGTGCGTCACCCGATCAATTTCCTCGCGCATCCGGCTCACCATACCGGCGGCTTCGGCAGCGGCCATTCCCGTCGCGATGAGTGCCCCCTGGACGATGAGCAGCTCCTGGTCGAGCGACGGGCTGGTTTCCGTGGCTAGGATGTTCAGGGCCGCGGTGACTTGCTCAGTCTCGAACCGGAAACCTTCGAGAACCGCGATGCCGTCGTTCATCACGCCTAGGCTGATTCGCTCCGCCTCGGCCAACGCTCGTGCCGCTTTCTCGGCCTGAAATTCCTCGTACTGTAGTTCCGCCATCGCCCGTCTCAATTCCGTTGCATCGACAGCGGCAAGCGCCATGCCCTCGCCAGCGGGATCAATACCGGAATCGACGAGGGTCGAGAGGCCTTTGGCAAGCTGATAGGTGGCATCGTTCAACTGGGTAACATCGTCATCCAGGATGACGGTGGACCTGGCAAGCGCCTCCTGGGCTTTCATAGCCTGGTAAATGACATCGGCCTGCTTGGTCCACAAGTCTTCCGTGACGAGTACGACCTCATTGATTTTCTCGGCCTTATCGACCCAGAAATCAATCTTGCCGCTCCACCACCCGAAATGGGCACCGACAGCCAGAATGCCGATCCCGAGCGCGACGACACCAGCGATGACCGCCCCAATCGGACCCAGGATGGCGACCAGGGCAACTGCCAGAAGCTTCACGGCAAAAATGAGGAGCGGAATCACGATCTTCGCGGCAGCAAACGCACCCGCTAAGACTTTGACCACGGCGGTAACCGGACCGATAGCTAGCGACAGCACGCCAACGGCAGCAGCAATGCCCGCGATCTTAATCAGGTTGTCCTGCAAAACTGGGTCCATCTCAGTAAACGCCGTTAGCAGGTCGTTGATAACGGGCAGCAGTTTGGTGCCGATCTCAATCGCCAGCACCTTCATCTGGTTCTTGGCCTTGTCGAATTGCCGCGACGTGCTTTTCTCCATTTCGTCAAAGGCGGCGGTCGCCGCCCCGGCGGAGTCGCCCATGTTGTCTACGTTCTTCGCAAACGCTTCGGCGTTGTCCCCGGTAATTCCGAGGATGGCCTGCACGCCCTCGATGCTGCCGAGGAGCGTGGTCATGCCAGATATGGAACCGCCCGTGGCATCGGTGACAATCTTGGCCGCACCTGCCAGACCGAGCTGCTGCACGGCCAGTTCCCCGCTGGCAAACCCAGCGGCTTGGAAGATTTGGGTCATCTCGTCGCTCGGCTTGGTGAGTCCCTGAATGGCGGCCCGTAGCTGCGTCGTTGCTACCCGTGTCGGCGTACCCTGCGCCGTGATGGTCGCCATCGCCGCAGCCACTTCTTCAAACGACACCCCTGCCGCATTCGCAAGCGGAGCCACCTGAAACATGCTCGCTGATAGCTCGGCGAAATTGGTTTTCCCGGCCTTGACAGTTGCGAACATGGTATCGGCTGCCTCCTGGGCCGATATGTTCTGCGATGAAAACGCATTCATCACAGTCGTCAATCCGTCCACCGCCGTCTTAGTATCGGTGACCCCACCGATAGCGGCCTTGCTGGCGATCTCAAGGAACGATATGGCGTTATCAGTCGGGACACCGGCTGATATGGCCTCATAGAGCGCCCCAGTGGCCTCTACGGCGTCGATGCCCAGCGACTTGGATAGGTTGAGAACGCTGGTTTTCATCTCATCCAGGTTGTTCGCGATTTCTGGGGTCAGCGTGGCGACTTCGCGCATGCCCTTATCAAAGTCGGCGGCCATCTTGACCGATGCCCCGGCTACGGCAATCGCCGCAACCCCGACCATGTTCAGGGCTTTCCTGGTCTTGCCTAATGCCCCGCTGGCATTGTCCTTGGCATTGATCAGGATTTGGAGTTCGCTCTTGCCTATCGCCATCAGGTTTTAGCGTCCCGTTTCGCCCAGCGTTCCTCCGTTTTGTGGGCTTCGGATTCAGCCGCCATCACCATTAGCCAGCCATCAATGACCGCCGCCGGGGTGTCACAGAACTCGCGCCATGACACCCGCATACGCTGGCAGAGCAGGATCGGCATCAGCTTTGCAGGATATCCGGCGTTACCGAGGAAGTGGCTTCGTAACGCCCGTTTGAGTTTCCCGCTTCCTCCTCGCTCCAACTGTTTAGCTCGATGATCTGGTACCCCAGCCACTTGGCCGTTCGGTCATCTAGCAGGCGTTTGGTTTCCTCGTTCAACTCACGTTCGTAACTCCAGGTATGCAGGCCGTACTGCAACAGCACCCCGAGGTCGTACTCGTCCAGGGGATCATCGCTGGCAGTCTTGGCCCCGTCATCGGCACGCTGGGGCAGCGCCGCCATTACGTCAGGCGACACCCCTTCCATCACCGCGAACGAGCGCCGGGTTCTTGCCAGTTGCGCCGCGTCACGTTCGGGCCACGCCAACAGGCGCAGCCCGAACTTCGCGTCAGGCTCCCACGGCGGCGATACCTCAACCGGATGCTCATGATCAATTAGTGCCATTTTGTCCCTCCTTAAATGGCTAGGCCGGAAAGCTCGTGAGGATATTCGTCACGAGGTAATTTACGTCGACTCCCCCGGTCGGATCGTACTGGCTGACTAGGTGCATGGAGACGACGCTGTTGCCGTCCCGATCAGCCCCCAAGTCCTGCATGGAATCATCGGCATGAACGAACGAGCCTTGCAGGGCGATGGTGTAGTTGTACGCCGCGTCGGGCGCTGCCAGCGAAGCCCCCTGGAGCTTCAACTCCAGAAATCGCAAGGCACCTGACGCCTTCTTCGCGATCTCGGTTTCATAGAAGTTAGAAGCCCCGGTATCGAACGTGCATTCAATCGTGACATCCGTGGTGCGAGTTATCGGCTCGACGCCTGCGAAGTCGAGGGAATCTCGCGCCTGGAGGTAATACTGAGGCTGCACGAAGCCGCTCTGCGACCAAGAAAATCCGAACACCTGCCCGGAGATATTGGTGTTTGCAATCGCCGACCACGTATCGTCCATGGTCACGTTCCAGCGCAGGTTCGATGCGAACTCCACGGCTGGAAGCGCGATGCCACTGGTGTACGTTGACTGCACACTCTTGCGGGCATCCATGCTCCAGGTGATCTGCGGCAACGCTTCCACGCCGCCAGTAATCTCGAACGATGTGGTCACCCCGAACGGTGCCTCGATCTCTTGCTTGACTGACCCATCGTCCACGACGAATTCCAGCGTATACGGGTCAACGCTGGGCGCAGTCTGGCTGGGCGCGAACGTCCAGAGTCTCGCCGTGCCCGCGCCGGGTGTGGTCGGCGTTACGCCACCCTTGACCCCACTGAGCAATGGGAGCAGCACAGAATTAAAGTCGAGGTCGGTTGAAATCTCGAGCTGGGTCGCTTCGCGGGTAATCACCGGAGCGGTTACAGACCGCGACAGAACGCCGCTCAGTTGTCCCTCGAACATCTCCTGAGTCTCTAAATGCCGATAGGTGGCACTCTTGGTCAGGATGCGCCGAGTCGCGGCCACAGCCGTCCCGTCGGTGCTTTCCTTCCCGACCTGGATGAGGGTTAGAGGTTGAATACCAGCAGCCATTATTTGTCTCCTGCGGCCTTCTTAGCCGATTCTTTCTTGTACAGGTCGGACGCTTCCACGGCCTCCTGAATGTTTAATTCACGAACCTCTTTATCCGAGAGGTCTTTTGCCGGAACGCCCGGTATAAAGGCCCCGTCGCCCACGTATTTCCAAGCCATCAAAACCTCCTAAGTAATGCTGACGGCATCTTTGATTTCCACGTCCAGCAGCAAGTCCAGCCCGATGAAGTCAATACCCGCCCACTGCAATACGCCCAGGGTTGGATCGCTCCCACGCAGGAAGCATTGATTGACCGATCCGCCCAGGGTCACATCGGCGTTCTGGGCGGTAATGATTGCGTTCATATAGCTGGACGCGATGTCTGCCGCCTGATCCTGGTCGGCGTCGTGGACGATCAACTGCATGCGGATGGTGTAGAACAGCACCCGCAGCGAGATGTCCAGTTCCTGGTTCGTCAGGGTCCATGTGTTGAGGAAGCAAGGAGTGTCGGGTAGGGCACTGCTCATCGGCGGAGTGTACTTATAGGCCCGCAGGATGGACGAACTAATCGGCGCGGTGATACTCAGGCTCTCTTGCAGGGTGACCAGGTTGGTCAGCGCGGTGCGAATGTCACCCACGTTTCTCGAACCTACTGGCGATCTGCTTTGCAACGAATCGTAACTGGAACGGCAGCTTGGCCTCGACCGCTTGCCGTGCCGCTCTCATAAAGAACCGGCCCTTTATCCCACGCCGCCCGATGCTTTTGGCCAGGGCGTAGACATTAATCCCCTTGCTATTGGCCCAGCGCCGAAGCGGCCCGACGGGCGGCGGTGTGCGGTTGCGGCTGCGGCCCACTTCCACCGGCACGGCGTAATTCAGATTTGAGAATATGCGGGCGCTGAGGGGGCGCACGGTCAGATGAATGCTGCGTTGTAAATCGCCGGTGAATCGCGGCGCTCGCTGACGCGCCGTCTTCTGGGCTATCACTCCCAGACGCCCAAACATATCGCCGAGCGGTTCACGGTATAGCTCCGGCTTGGTTTTCTTCATCAGTTCATCAATGCCCCGCGTGTCAATGCTGAGGTCATTCGCTCCCAGTTTGCCCATTAGAACAGCGACCGTTTGGCATAGACGGTCATCAGGGCCATCACGATTTCCTGCGCCTGGCGGCTGGTTTCGAGAACCGTCTCGGCCCCCACGTTGACCGAGCGCGTGGCCCGTGGCGTCTCCAGCCGAAGGATGCCGGTTAGCTGGACGCAGGCGGACTCAATAGCGGACGGCACCGCCGGCCAGCCGAACTTGCCGCCTATCTCCACGCGGTGCTGCCCCCACAAATCCTTGCTCGACCAGGGCGGGATGAATACCTCGGTGTATGGTCCCGGCTCCGGGCCGTCCGCAGCGTTGCGAGGCCGAAGCTCATAGTCGGTGGTCGCCCATGCTGACTCGTCGCCGAAGGAACCGTCATCGTCGGTGTCCACCTTGATGTGATCAACCGTCACGAGGTCGTCAATGAAAAGTGTCTTGGGCTGGTTGCTGTACTGGACGGCCTGATATACGCGGTTCACGTTGTTGGCGTCGGTGGTAAAGAACCGTCCGAGCCGCCGATCCATGTACCGCGAAATAGCGGTCAGGTCGGTGAGGATTTCGGCATCCTCACCCGTGTCCGTCTTGGAAATCAAGCCTCGGTATGT